GCCTCCGGCGTCACGCCGCAGCACGATGGTGTGTTGCATGTGATGAAGGGAAGTGCGGGTACGGTCACTAGCACTACTGCGCTCACCGTAGAGAGCAACGTAGGCAGCGATGGAATCACGATTCTGACGCCTGATGCACTTGGTGGTTATATCGTTTGGGCGTCTCCGTCTGATGCAAGTGGGGCATATATCAGTTTCACACAATCTACTGCAAAGATGCGGATTGCAACCGACCTTGCTGGCGGGGCGATAGAATTTTATCCAGGCAACGGCGCCACGCTTGCCCTCGCGCTGGATAACAGCGCGCGAATGGTTGCCCTAAACACATATAGCACCACCGTTGGCGCAACCAACCGTGACCTCTACATCGACAGCACTGGCATCATTGGTTATGTGTCGTCCTTGCGTGCCGCAAAAACAGAAATCGACCCGATCACCGATACCTCTTGGTTGCACGCGCTCACCCCAGTTAGCTTCAAGTATCGCAAGAAGGCTGAAGACGGCAAGTCGTACACGAACGAGATTGACGGCGATATCCAGTACGGCATGATCGCGGAAGATGTGGCTGCGGTTCGCCCAGACCTATGCTTCTACGATGACGTTGCCGATCTTGATGAGAACGGTGAAAAGACAGAGACGACCCACAAGGAACTGCGCGGTATCCAGTATTCCAAGCTGATCCCTGTACTCCTCAAGGAAGTGCAAAAGCTGCGCGCTGAACTGAACCAGATGAAGGTAAACTAATGACCACCAACGACAAGCCGCTTCTTTCTATCGTCGAGCTTCAGGAACAACTCGCGTTCTTCCAGCAGCGTTGTCTTGTACTTCGCGGCGAGGTGGAGAAGCGGGATGCTGAGATTGCGAAGCTGAAGTCTGCAACGAACGCTAAAGAACAGGCAGAGTAGGGTAGTACGATGGACTCGCAGCTCCTGATCAATACCAGCATCGGATTTGGCTTTGCCGCTTTGGGTTGGTTCGGTCGGGAGCTGTGGTCTGCCGTTCAAGATCTACGCAAAGATCTGCATGAAATTGAGATAGACTTGCCGCGCAACTACGTGCGGCGCGAGGAGTTCTCCGACTCCATCAAAGAGATCAAGGATATCTGCCATCAGATCTTCAACAAGATTGATGCGCTGAACGACCGGAAGGCTGACAAGGTATGACGACAGGTCTTACCTACGCCCAGTACAAGACACAGATCGCCACGATGGCGGTGGTCGAGGAAACCAACACGGCTTTCCTTGAGATCCTGCCGCAGATGATCACGTATGCGGAGAACCGCATGTATCGTGATCTGGACTTTCTGTTCACCAGCACGTCGATCACCGGCTACAGCCTGACGATTGGCAATCGAGTGCTGACGATCCCTGAAGGCACCATTGTCGTGTCTGAGCAGATCAACATCATCACGCCGGCGGGACAGACCAATCCGAATACGAATACGCGCAATCCATGCCTGCCGGTCACCAAGGAATACCTCGACGCGGTGTACGGCTCGTCCTCGTCCTCGTATCGCGGGATGCCGCAATACTTCGCGCCGTTCAACGACAATGTCTTCTACTTCGGCCCGGCACCGGACGCCGCCTACGGCGTGGAGATTGTCGGCACGTATCGTCCGGCCAGTCTCTCGAGCACCAACACCACCACGTTCTTGAGCCTGTATCTGCCCGATCTGTTGATCATGGCATCGATGATCTATGTGTCGGCCTACCAGCGCAACTTTGGCCGCGCCAACGATGATCCGCAGATGGCGATCACATATGAGTCGCAGTACAAGGCGCTGCTGCAAGGCGCGATGGTTGAAGAAGCGCGCAAGAAGTTTGAGAGCTCCGGCTGGTCGTCACAGTCTCCGTCTGTGGTTGCTTCGCCTTCCAGAGGGTGATCTAGATGCCCCACGCATCTATCAAACTCACTCCCGGCGTCGATCAGAACCGCACCCCGGCGCTGAACGAAGCGGCAATCTCCACGTCTCAGCTCATCCGGTTCGTGCCGGATACGCAGGGCATTGGCCTGCCTCAGAAGCTGGGCGGCTGGACGAAGTTCTATCCGAACTCTATTGGATCGACCGTCCGGGCCATGTGGGCGTGGGCGGACACGAACATCAACAACTGGCTGGCGATTGGCGCAGAGTCAAGCCTTGACGTCATCAACAATGGATCTCTGTCTGACATCACGCCGCGTGATGAAGAGAGCGATGTTGCGCCAAACTTCTCTACTACGTCCGGCAGCAGCACGGTCACGATCATTGATGCCAACGTAAATCCGTCGATCTACGACTCTGTGTTTATCCAGACGCCTGTTAGCGTCGGCGGTCTGGTGCTGTTCGGCACCTACATCTGCGTGCCTACCGGAGTGGTGAACGAGTACACCATCACGGCGCGCAACGAACTTGGTGAGCTGGAGCTAGCGACTGCCACTGTCGCAAACGGCGGTGCGGTTCCGCAGTTTGATACGACGAACGGGTCGGCTCTGGTTGATGTCACGCTGAACGATCACGGATACTCAGTCGGTGATACGTTCACCGCGCTGGTTTCCACCGCCGTCGGTGGCGTGACGATCTACGGCAACTACATTGTCCAGTCGGTCACAAGCGCCAATGTGTTTATAATTCAGGCGCAGCTATCGGCAACATCAACCGCAACCGCCGATATGAACAATGGCGATGTCCACTTTCTGTATCACGTTGGCTACGGCCCCCTGCCGCTCGGCGAAGGCTACGGAAGTCAAGGATATGGCGAGGGTGGCTACGGGACGGGCATTGATCCTACAACCACGGGCACTCCGATCACTGCGGATGATTGGACGCTCGACAACTGGGGCGAGACACTGATCGCCGTCCCATTTGACGGCCCGATCTACGAATGGAACCCGACGCAGAACAATGACAACGCCAGCGTGATCTGGCAGGGCCCGTCGAACAATTACGGCGCATTTGTCGCGATGCCGCAGCGGCAGATTGTTGCCTACGGATCGACCGTTAACGGCCTGATCGATCCTCTGCTCGTGCGCTGGTGCGACGTGGAGAATTACACGGTATGGGATGCAGCCGTGACCAATCAGGCAGGCTCTTACCGCATCCCTCGCGGGTCAAAGATTGTCGGCGGCATCCAGGGCCCACAGCAGGGCTTGCTTTGGACTGATCTCGCGCTGTGGGCGATGCAGTACACAGGCCAGCCGTACGTATACAGCTTCAACGAGGTGGCGACCGGCTGCGGCTTGATCGGCCGTAAGGCGGCGGGATCGATGGCCGGCGTCATCTATTGGATGAGCCAGAGCCAGTTCTTCCGCCACGCCGGTGACGGCGTGAGCCCGATCTTCTGCCCGATCTGGGACGTGATCTTCCAGGACATCGACACCGACTACGTCGATAACATCCGCATCGCGCCCAATGCGCGATTTAACGAGATTGCTTGGTACTATCCCACGGTCGGCAGCAGTGGCGTGCCGACGAAGTACGTGAAGTACAACGTCGCCTTGGGTAAGTGGGACTTCGGCACTCTATCGCGCACGGCTTGGATCGATCAGTCGGTGCTGGGGCCGCCCATTGGCGCCGGGTCCAACCAATACATCTATCAGCACGAGACTTCGACCGACGCAGACGGCCAGCCGATGTCATCGAACTTCCGCACTGGCTACTTCGCCATGGACGAAGCAGACGTGAAAGTGTTCGTGGATCAGGTCTGGCCGGACATGAAGTGGGGCTACTACGGCGGAGTGCAAAACGCCAACGTACAGCTCACCTTCTATGTCACCGACTATCCGGGCGACACGCCGATTGCCTACGGCCCGTTTACGCTGACGCAGACGCAGCAGTTCGTTACGCCGCGCTTCCGCGGTCGCCTCATGGCGGTGCAGATCAGCAGTAATGACATCGGTTCGTTCTGGCGCTTGGGCAACATGCGCTATCGCTTCCAGCCAGACGGTAAGTACTGATGGCATCGCTAGCAGACATCCTAACTACGCAGAAGAACGGCGTCGTTGGTATCAACGCCATTGCGCAGGCGCTGAACGGCCTGTTGCTGTATTCAAAGGGCGACGCACTCTCAAGCGGCGCCGCTGGCACTGGCTCGTATTCGACGCTCTATACGGTGCCGACCGGGTTCCAAGTAGCCATTGTAGATATTGAGATCTGCAACACGTCGGCCACGGCCGCTACCTTCTATGTCTCGCTTGTGCCCCTGGGCGGCACCGCGGGCGCAAGCAATGCTTTGTTCTATGCCGCGCCGATCAATGGCAATTCCACCGTGCAGTGGACCGGCCAGCAGGTTCTTGATGCTGGCGGCTTTGTCGCGGCCTATGCGTCTGCTAGTTCTGTGACGATCAAGGTCGGCGGAGGTCCGGCACTGGCATGACGATCACATCCTATCCGCCGCTCGGATACAGCACGTCTTATCCAGTCAACGCTAAGTTTGGCGGTGTCCAGGTTGATGCTTTCGGCCGCCTGCGCATCAGCTCGCCCTATACATTGTTTGATAGCCAGAACCGCTACGCGGCAGACGGGCAGTTCAGCTCTTCGACCGCGACCGGCGGCACCGCCGCCCATAATGCCAACAAGGCTTGCGTTGATATGACGGTCACGACCTCTTCTGGGTCGGAGGCTATTCGCCAGAGCAAGCGCGTGTTCATCTACCAGCCGGGCAAGAGTTTGCTGGTGCTGGCGACGTTCGTGATGAACGCGGCCAAGACTAATCTTCGCCAGCGTGTTGGTTACTTCAACACCAACAACGGCATCTTTTTCCAAGTCAACAACACCACCAAGTCGTTCATTATCAGGACGTACACGGGCGGCTCGGCGAGCGATGCCCGCGAGGTGGATCAGGCCGACTGGAACGGTGACAAGCTCGATGGCACGGGTCCGTCTGGCATCACGCTGGACATTACCAAGACGCAAATCTTCTTCACCGACATGGAATGGCTCGGCGTCGGCAGCGTGCGCTGCGGCTTTGTCCTAGATGGCCAATTCATCGTCTGCCACACGTTCAACAACGCAAATTCGCAGACGGCTGTCTACATGCAGACGGCGATCTTACCCATCCGCTACGAGATCACGAACACCGGTGCTACTGCGTCTAACTCCACGATGCAGCAAATTTGCTCAACCGTGATCTCTGAAGGTGGCTTCCAAGAAATCTCGCGGCCGTATGTTGCTTACGTTTCGACGAAAGTAAACGTCGGCACGACGGCAACGCCAATCATCTCTATTCGGCTCAACAGCTCCTACTTGGGGGCTGTCGTGATCCCGTCCGGCACGGGTTTCTATCCAGAAGATACTGGATATTACAGCCTCTTCCTGGTGAAGAACGGAACTCTAACGAACAGCACTTGGGGAGCTACGCTCTCTGGGGGGCAAGTCGATGTTGATACCGGCGCGACCGCAATCTCGTTTACTACTGAAGACGTGATTCAGTTGGACTACACGGCATCTTCTAATCAATCCAGGGTGTCTTTTAATGAAGCAAGTGGCTACAACTGGTCGCTTCAGTTGGGATCTACTGTCGCAGGTGTTTCCGACATTTACACGCTCGCTGCTAACATTGATGCCGGTACCGGTGATGTACTCGGCGACATTGCGTTCTGGAACCTGACGGCGTAGGAGGACCAATGCCTCTGAAAAAGGGCAAGTCTCAAGAGACGATCTCTCACAACATCAGTGAGATGATCGGCGCCGGGCACCCGCGCAAGCAGGCCATCGCGGCCGCCCTGAACACCGCCCGGCAGGCGCGGGCGGACGGCGGCATGGTCACCAAGGTTCACGCCGGGCCGATCCACAGTCCCGTGGCGGGCCGCACCGACCACCTGCCCATGCACGTGGCCAGCGGCTCCTACGTAATCCCGGCCGACATCATCAGTGCCATGGGCGAGGGCAACACCATGGCCGGGTTCGACGTGGCCAAGAGCATGTTCTCGACCCGTACCGGCGCCCTCCCGGCGGGCGCTTCGCCCGTTGGCATCGTCGCCGCGGGCGGCGAATATGTGATCCACCCCGAGGATGTGGCGCGGGTGGGCGATGGATCTATGGACGATGGCCATAGAGTTCTGGACGAGTTCGTCAAACAGATGCGGGCAAAGACAGTCCAGACCCTAAAGAAACTGCCCGGCCCCAAAAAGGATTGAAATGAACGACGTCTATATCGGCACCCCTGATGACGTTGATGCCGTCATGGCTCTGGCTCTGGCGGGCAGCATGGAAAATAGCTTTGTGACCCCTAGCCCTGGCCGCCTCCTTGAGGAGGTCTGGCCGGCCCTGGTGGGCGATAGGGGCGTTATGGGTCTTATTGGCCCAAAAGGTAAATTAGAGGGCGCCGTCCTCTTACGTATTGGAAAGATGTGGTATTCTGACCAAGATGTCCTAGAAGAAAAGGCCATCTTCATTCACCCTGATTACCGCAGCGCAAAAGGCGGCAGGGCGCGAAAATTGTGTGAGTTTAGCAAGCGGGCCGCAGATCGTCTTGAATTGCCATTAATTATTGGCGTCCTGAGCAATCATCGCACCGAAGGCAAAGTCAGGCTGTACCGCAGACAGTTTGGCGAGCCGAGCGGGGCTTTCTTCCTCTACGGAGGAAAGACTGGTTTTATGAAGGACGACCAGAATGGGCGGCAAGACTAGCACCTCTACTTCACAGGTTAAGATCCCGTCCGAAGTTCTGGCGCGATATAAAGCGGTCAATCGGTACGCGGAAGACGTCGCTTCCCAGCCGTTCCAGCAATATGCCACCGATCCCAACGCTTTCGTCGCGCCACTGACGCAGACGCAGCAGGCGGGCATCCAGAACGTCAACATGGCACAGGGGATGTACGCGCCCTACTACCAGGGCGCGACGCAATCCCTGCTTGCCGCCGGTCAGGCGGCGATGCCTGCTTACGAGGCGGCATTGCAAAACGTCTCTGCGGGTCTGGCGGGCGCACAGCCGTATCAGGAACTGGCGACCGGCTACGGCATTGCCGGCGCGCGCGGCGTGTCGCCGACTGAACTCGGCAGTCAGCAGATCCAGCAGTACATGTCGCCGTATTTGCAGAACGTCGTTGGTTCGACGCTTGCGAACTTGCGGCAGCAGCAGGAGCAGGAACAATCCGCGCTTCTCGGTCAGCAGATCGGAGCGGGCGCCTTTGGCGGGGAACGCGGGCGGCTGGCGCGCGCGAACCTCGCTCGGCAGCAGAACCTTGCCACCGGTCAGGTTCTCTCCGATCTGCTCAATCAGGGCTATGGTCAGGCCCTCGGCACCGCCCAGCAGCAGCAGCAGATCGGGCTTAGTGCTGAACAGGCCAACCGCGCCGCGCAGGCGGCCGCATCCGGCCAGATGGCCGCCATCGGTCAGCAGGGCTTCGGCCAGCAGCTTGCCGCCGCCCAGCAGCAGCAGGCACTTGGTCAGGGTCTGTACGGCATCGGTGCCGGCGTGAGCCAGGGCCTCGCGGGCCTCGGCGCTGGCGTGCAGCAGGCGGGCCTGACGGGCGCGCAGGCGCAGCTCCAGGCTGGCGCGGCGCAGCAGCAGACGCAGCAGGCTGCCTTGTCGGCGCTGTACAACCAGTACCTCCAGCAGCAGGGCTACCCGTTCCAGGTCGCCCAGTTCCTCGGCAACATTGCGATGGGCACCGGCGCGTTGTCCGGCTCCGGCACGACGCAGACGCAGCCGTCTTCGTTCTTCTCGGACGAACGGCTCAAGGACAACATCCAGCCGATTGGTGAGACGTATGACGGGCAAAAGATCGTCAAGTTCAACTACAAGGGTAATCCGCAGAAGCAGATCGGCCTTGTCGCCCAAGACGTTGAAACCAAACACCCGGAGGCTGTCGGGCTCGCTGGTGGCTTCAAAACCGTCGACTACGACGCTGCCACAAAAGATGCGGCAAGCATGGGCGGCGGCGTACTCCCGCATCACGCAGGCGAAGGATTCGCTCGTGGCGGCAGCGCGGAAAGTGATGCACTGGCCGAGATCGAGAAACTCCTAGGCGCGCCGGACGAGGTCGTCCCATATGGCGCCTACGGCCTGTACGGGTCGCGCGTACAGTCGTCTGGTCCGTACAAGACGACGTTGATTGAAATTGGCCGCCGCAGTTCGCCGGTGGCTCCGACCAAAGTCGATATCAAGCCGCTCAACTGGGCCGCGAACCTGCCAGCCGACGTCGAGCAGTATGCTCAAGGCGGCGTTGTGCCCAGCGGCTATGCCGACGGCGGCACGCCCGACTACCTCGGGCAGATGAGTCGTATGTACAGCGAAGCGCCGTGGTCTAAGGGCGGCTCGCTGAACATCCCGCACGACATCAAGCAGTACGAGCTGGTGCGGCCGGAGAAGTTGTCGGGCGAAGGTTCGTCTGAACAGACGATGCGCGACGTGAACAATGCCATGTCCATGGGCGAGTCCATCGCGAAGCTGTACTCCGGCGTGAAACAGGTTCCGGGCTTCTACGAAAAAGCGGCTTCCTTCTTTGGCGGCGCTGCCACCGGCGGTCGCATCGGTTATGCGGATGGTGGATTTCCCGCCGTAACCTACACGACGCCCACCGGCGTGTTCGGAGCCACTCCTGCTGGTGAGGAAGCCCTTCGCGCCGCCGCTGAAGAACGTCGTCGTCTGCAAGAAGAACTGGTGCGCAGCGATAGTCTTGCTCGCATGCGCGCAGAGGGCGCGGCCGACCTCGGCGGCGCTGGGCCGGAGGCGCGCGCTTTGTCTCCAGCAGAGCTCGCCGAAGGCACGACGAGCATTTCGTATAACACCGCTCCTCGGAGCGGTGGGGTAACTGGTGCGGATGGTGGTTTGCCCGGCCTAGCGTCTCGTAAGCTTGATGAATTGACGACGGAAGAACGAGAGAATTACGAAAGAGCATTGCCCGGTTATTACGGTGGGGTGATCCCTCCCGCTGCTACACAAGTCGCGGCGGACGCTGCGCGTGAAGACGCCGCGAATTACGAGAACATTCCACTGTCGCGCAGTCGTCCATATCTTGCTCAGTATGGATGGTCGCCGACGCGTGCCGCAGAGGCTGAGGCTGCGGAGGCCGATGCTTATCGGCAAAGAGTGGCAGCGGCTGAGTATTCTCGCCTTGTTGCAGCCGATGCTGACCGGCAAAGAGCGGCAGCCGCTGAATACTCTCGTCTTGCTTCTCAAGCTCCGGCAACGCAGCCATCCGGACTTGTGCCTTCTACACGACAGGAATGGGTGGACGCGCTCGCTAAAGGTGAAAACTTCTACCTCGGTGTTCCGGGCAGGATTTGGGATGCCGTAACAACCGGGCTCGGCACTACTGCTAAATTCGCGGGTGATGTTAATCAGCTCGCTCAACAGATGCGTGACGAACCTGCAAATCGCGCGTCACGGCTGACGGCAATGCGCGAATACGACCTTGCAAACGAGGGCGCGGCTGGGCCAGACCAAGGGCCTTCTGCGATTAGCCCGGAAACTGAAGAAGGTAGGCGAGCAAAACAGAGTCAAAGATTTTTTGATGTCATCGGTGCTGGGCTGCAATCAGCCGGGAAAGTTCTGGCTAGTGTTATTAGCGCCGCACATCGTCCCGCAGGCACTCCCGCACAGCCCGGCGTTGTGCCCTCGTTCGCGCCCCCCGCCGCGCAAACGCCCGCTCCTGAACCCGGCGTTGCCACCGCCGTCCAGTTTACTGACTTAGGGAAAGGCGCGCCTTCTCCAGAAATCGAAGCGCAGCGGCTTCGACCGGCTTTCCTTGATGAAAAATTGAGCCTCGGTGATGTCAACGTCCCTGCAGGCGGCGCTAATGTTCCTGCTACCGGCGGCGTTAATGTCCCTGCTACCGGCGGCGCTAATGTTCCCGCCGGTGGCGGTGCCGCTTCAACTGGCGTTGCCGCTGGTACAAAAGGCGGAGTGCCCGGTTGGATGGCGCGCAACGAACAGTGGCTCATCCCTCTGGTCGCTGGCCTAGGCACGATGGCGAGCTCGCCGTCGCGCTATGCCGGTGCTGCGTTCCTGCAGGGCCTTCAGGGTGCTGGTGGTGCTTACGAAACGATGCGCACCAAGATGGCGGAGCGTGAGCAAATTGGGGAGCTTGCCAGACAGACGCGTATTGATGCTGACGCAGCTCTGCAGCGTATTGAGCAAGAAGCCCAATATACGGCTGCACCGGGTTATTTCATGACGACGGTGTACAACACCGGGACGCCGCGACAACTTGCTCTGACTAAAGATCAGATTACGAGCGGGAACTACGTCCTATCTATGGAAGCATATCGCGCTGCGCGAGCTGCTGGGATTGCGCCGCCAGCGATCCCCGCTGCGGCGGCGCAAGCAACGCAAGCAATCAACGCAGAGCTTATGCAGCGTGGTCAGGCTATCGGTATAACCGATAATGCGATGCGCGCACTGCAAGCGGAAGCCAAACGTCAAGGAGAACTGACAACGGCGAGCGAAAACGATACTAAAATAATGGACGAAACCATTAATGCGGCTGCGTCTAACAGAAACACGCAGAACATGTTGAACGAACTTACAGAGGCCTTGATGGATGCCCCAACCGGCACCTGGGCGGAAACAGGCCAAGATATTGTTAAAAAGATTGGCGGCGTTCTAAAAGTGTTTGGCATCCCGTCAGTGGGCCTCGAAAACACGGCCAGCGCCACTGAATTTGCGAATAAACTTAAAGCCACGATTGCCACCCAGTCGGGTTTGAGCGGGAGATCGGTCGAACACCTTCAGACTATTTTGGCGAGTTTGCCGGCTACAGACGCTACTCCCGAAGCCAAAGCCGCAGGCATGGCGAGCGCGCTTGTCGCCAACCAGCGCCAGATTGATCTTGCAGGTCAATACAACTGGGCAAGGGACTGGGCTCAGTCACAAGGCCAATTAGGCACCAAACAGATGTCAGGGTTCGGGCGCAACCTTCCTGCTGCTTTTGACGCGGAGTTGCGAAAGAGGTCGGATATTGAACAGGAAGTCTTGAAAAGTCTCATAAACACTCATGTATTTTTCGATGTCCTAAAATCCACGCGGCAAGGAAAATTCGACGACACAATTCCCGGTTTGGCGAAGGTTATCAAAGGGAAATACAATATGAACGACGACGAGGCTATTGCGTTTGCAAAAGGCCTTCGCCGTTACTTTCAACCTCGATAAGTAGGAGATAGTTGCATGGAGGAAAAAATGAATGGAGCGCTTTCTCCTGCCGCTATCGCTGCTTTTGAAGCGGACTTGAACCGCGGAAAGTCTACTCAACAGACAACTGGAGAAGCGGCACTTTCTCCCGACAAGGTTGAAGCGTTCAGGAGAGACTTGCTTGGCCTGAGTCCAGTTACGACTACTCCGGTCGCAACTCAAACTTTTTTTACGCCTCGCGCCGCTCGAGTAACCGCGCCTGCTGGCGATGAGAAGACTTGGAAACAGTCTTTCGGCACTGGCGCAGCCACGCTCGCATCAGACAAGTCTGATCTTCCAGAGCTCGGACGAGAACTTGGTGAAATGGTTGCTCATCCGATTGAAACCGGTAAAGCAATCGTTTCTGGAGTTGGGAAAATTGGGAAGGGCCTAGCTTCCAAGACGGCTACTGCACTTGGAGTTGAGCAAGACCCGGAACAAAAAGCCATTGCAGAAGAAACAGTCAACGCGATTGCCGATAGTCCATGGGTCAAGGCCGCTACCGGCCGTGGGACTGCGGATCTGAAAGAGTACATTGCGCAGAAGCCTGCGCATGCTTTGTTTGATCTTTTCACAACTGTCACCCCAGGCGCAGGACAGGCTGGCAAGCTCGCAAGGGTCACCAAGATCCCCGGTGTGGCGCAGGCCGGTCGCGCGCTGGAGACGGCTGCCAAATATGCTGACCCGATTGGCGGAGCTGTCAAGGTAGCCAAAGAGTCTGTTGCGATTCCCGCGCAAATCGCGGGCTGGGCAGGTACTGGCGTTGGGGTTCCAACACAGAGACTCATTTCCTCTGTTGGCAGAGGATTGCGAACAGAAAAATTGGTTCCTTCTCGAACTGGGAGAGGAATGGTTTTAAGAACAACGTCTCCGTCTGAAACGCGCGCTGCGTTTCGTGCAGCTCAATCTGGAGATGCCAATCCTCTATTCAACGCTGTGACCGATGCGTATGAGAAAATCATCGCTGATAATATTGAAAAACATAAAGCTAAAATTAAGCGCATGGGAGCTTCTGCGCCAGCAATGGATTGGGCTCCACTTTTGAATGAAATCGATAATCTGCAGAGAAACAAATATGTAGTGTACGGCTTGACTTCTGGCGAATACGCAAAGGCACAAGACACTCTGAGGAAGATTAGGGATGTCATTGAAGACAAACTAAGACAACAGCGTGCATCTGGCATTGCTCCAACCTTTGAGCAGATGAACGACTACAAAAGAAGCATTGCCGCAGATTATTTCAATCATGCGGAAAAGAATCCTGCGGCTATGGACGTGTACAATGAGATAAGGAAAACATTGCACGCCGCGGACCCGGAATACATGCCAGCAATGGAAGCGGCGGAAAATAACATTGCACATACAAAGGCTCTGCAGTCTTCCACTGGCGTCGGGAGATCTGGATCCAATGAAGCTGCCGTTTTGGCTAAAATGCTTCGTTCAGAAAAAACCCCTGCTGGGCGCGCTTTGCTTCAAGAGGTGATTGAGAAGAACCCCATCATCAAAATTATGATGGCGGGACATGTTACGAGTGCTTGGCTCAAGAACAGCGACCTCGCACAAACCGTTAGAATGCTTGCAGGGTTGGGCGCCGCCTCGGCGGGGATGTTGCCGCATGCGGCTGCGGGACTTGCATTCACTTCTCCGAAGCTAATTGGAAAGACAAACTACCTGCTCGGCCGCGCTGGCGGAATGTTGCCACCTGCGGCACCGACTCTTGGCGCAGCGTATTTGGCCACTGGTCAGGAAGCGGGGCAGAAGCAGGAGGCGGGACAGAAGCAGGAGGCAGCGCCACGGCCTGTTGTTTCCAATTCTATTTCCGCCGACGACATAGAACGCCGTCAATACCAAGTTGAAAGCGGCGGGCGGCAGTTTACGCGCACCGGTGAACCGGTGACATCGCCCAAGGGCGCGGTCGGCATTGCTCAAATCATGGCGACCACTGGTCCTGAAGCGGCCGCGCTTGCTGGCGAGAAGTGGGATCCAGAACGTCTGCGCACCGATGAAGCGTACAACCGCCGTCTCGGCAGGGCGTACCTCAACAAACTGCGTTCCGACTTTGGCGGTGACAACACGGCCGCCCTGGCGGCCTACAACGCTGGTCCCGGCGCGGTGAAACGGGCCATGCAGCGCGCACGGTCGGAAGGCGGTAACTACCTTGCTTATCTTCCGCGCGAGACGCAGGACT